ATCATCCGCAAGACCTTCTTCGATGGTGGTGTGGACGAAATTATCTCGACTCGCCGTTTGGTTCATATCGCTCGTGCGTATGCGATCTTCGGTGACCGTATGCAAGCGATTACCATGTGTACCAATCGCTTTGACGAAGATACCAAACAGTCCTTCGCTGATCTCTACACCAAGATTGATGCTGGTGTAGTTGCGGAGGAAACTCCTGAAACTGTAAATGAAGAGGTGCCTTTCTAATGGCTAAGATCCGAAAGAGTTATGAAGTTGAGCTGGATGCCTTCCTCCATCCAGAAGGAATCAACTGTGTGTTGTGGGAAGGTGACAACGACGAACCAAGTATTGACTTTGTTGCTACTTGGGCTGAGTTGATCAAGGGTGTATTTGAACCACATCAGATTGCTGGTCGTGATAAGTGGCTCGGCAAGTACAATGGGCTGGCGTATGAGGTTGACTCGGTTGCCGAGATCGGTTATACTATCTCTGCGTTGAGGGAAGCTGCTTTCCAGATGGAAGCAGAACTCAAGCAGCATAAGTTGTTTGACCGTGAGCGTTGGGTTGCAGAAACAAATATGGATCCTGCTCGTGCTCATGAATTTACTGAGGACTTGATTTAATGGGAATGTACGACCACATCACCTATGGCGGCAAAGAGTATCAGACCAAAGATACTCCAGCACAGATGCTCGATTATTATGAGATTCGTGGTGACGAACTTTGGTATAGAGACACCAAGTATGAATGGACTGAAGAAGAAGATTCGATGTTTGGCGGTTATCTCAAAGAAGTCTCCCACGATTGGAAGTTTGTGTCCGACTTTGATGGTGTGATTCGTTTCTATAATTATGAGCGTGACGATGAAGGTAAGTATTATTGCGAAAGCGAATACAAAGCAGTGTTTGCTGATGGCAAGATGGTAAAGTTGGCAGAGGTGAAGAATGAACATTCAGCATAATCCAAATTTTGATCGTGACCTTGTAATCAAACACTACTCTGAGAAGGATGGTGTTCCAATCAAGTATGTCTGCACCTCTGCTTTGGACAATGAAGAGTTTGCTATGGACATCTTCTATCGTGAAACTCCTCATCCTGAGTTTGGTAATCGGTACTTTGGTCTGTATTCAAAACCAGATTTCAGTGGAGATCTCAGTGGCAAACTAATGATCACCAACGCTGATGCCATTGAAGGACAGACCTTTGCTATGGTCGAAGACCTGAATGGTGATCTGGTTTATTCTCAGCACCGTCATGACTTTAGAATGATGAAGAATGGTAATATGATCGATGGTGGTCGTGCCTATGTTCGTGCGAATGGTATGATTCGTTCCTTTGAAGTAAAGGACGGTGAGTTTGTGGAGATGAATAATGACTAGAGAAGAAACACTTGAAGCAATCAAGGTTATGCAGCATTACGCTGATGGTGGTGAGGTTGAGCAGCGGTTGCGGGATGATGACGAATTGGATTGGTTTTGGAATGGTTCCCCAACCTTTGACTTTTTACATTATGACTATCGCATCAAGAAAACCACCAAGAAGATCAAGCTATATGCTTGGATTGACTACAAAGGTCAACTCTGCTGGATAACAACTGACAGCTGGAAGCGTGTCCAATCCGAAGATAAATGGGTGGAGGTAGAAGAATGAGCCGAACGAAACATCACAAAGATCAAAAGCATAAACATACAGGACATGATCTCTGGGGAAAACAAGGTGATCCAGGTGGATGTACTGCATACAACGCCTACAATAAACAAGTCCTCAGACGAAAAGAGCGTGGGATTTTGAAGAAAAAATTAAACAAGGAGGTATAGGAATGAACGAACAAACTGAACATGATCCTGTGGCAATCGTAAATAAAGGCATGGGCGGTATTGAGTGGTTGAGTGAGCCTTTGCCAGACGACACGCCACTCTACACCGCACTGCCAAAGCGTGAATGGGTAGGGTTGACGGACGACGATGAGGTTGCATTCGAGTGGGAGCGTGTTACTGGACACAGTATTTTTGGTGGAGATCCGTGGGATGGTCGTCAGATGTTTTTATCCCCCAACGAAATCCTTGAATTTGCAGAAGCCATCGAAGCCAAACTGAAACAAAAGAACACGGAGATAGATAAATGAGTATTGAAATCAAACAACGAAAGGCAAAGTTCGCAGAACTGAAACCATATGATGTCTTTGCTGATGAAGGTGATTATATTGAAGTCACTGAGTGGGGAAACGGAGAAGGGTTTGATGTATCAACCGTTGTTTCCAAGCACTACCAATTATTTTCATTGACATACGGTCAGTGGGAAGCACTCCAAGCACTGGTTGCTTATAAGGAATAACATGGCTGATGCTGCTCTCATAATTGGAATTGTGTTGCTGATTATTTTCTTTGGTGGTGAACCAGATCTGCACGATGCATTGATGCATTACTTGATGAAATAAGGAATAACAATGAACAAACGAATCAAAGAACTTGCTGAACAGGCTGGAATGTACTACAGAAGTTATCCTTTAGACTTTGCCTACTCAAGTTTTGATGAAGAGAAGTTTGCTAAGTTGATCGTGCAGGAATGTGTTGACATTTTGTCGACCTATCGTGTTAGGTTTGAAGATGGGTTTGAGTATAACTGTGACCATCCTGTTGTTGCTATAAACAAACATTTCGGAATCGAATAATGGCACTTAAAGTTTTCCCAACCGAGTTTCAGATCTATGATGACGAATCTGATATTGTACTTGGTACGATTAAAGCATTCGATGAGGTATCGTTGGATGTTGAGATCAAACAGATTATGTCTGCGAAAGACATGGCGGATCTTGCTGCTGTGATGGAAAAGATTGAACAACTGCATAAGGATGGTGTGTGATGGAAGACGAAAGCCATTTACCAGTAAGCGAACAAAGTCTAGTGTTTAGACTACGCAAAAGAGCAGAAATTCGACGTAACATCAAAGATCGTAAAAGTGTGCAAGAAGGTGCTCCAGACCGTATCGCAGACCTATTAGAAGAAGCATCCGATAGAATTGAGGAATTAGAAAATGGAAGACGAAAGTAAGTACGGTCACATTCAGTTTGAGTATGTGTACAAGGGTGATGAGTTTGGCGGTCGTCCACGCAAGGTTGTATTCTCTATTCCGACTCCTGATATGTCGATGGACGAACTTGTTGAAGAGTTTGAATACTTCCTAAAGGCAGTTGGGTATCATTTCAAAGAAGGTCAACATATCGGTTATGAGTATGATGAATCTATGAATCAAAAAGAACTTGCTGATCAGAAAGAATGGGAAGAACGCCACCTGCCTGAAGATCTAGAAGCAAAGACTTTCGACAATGCCTTCAAAAAGAAAGCAGAACAGATGGGTGATACAATTACAAAGGAATTCGAATGAACGATTGGGCAGTATATACAAAAGAACAAGTTGATGAGATGATTGCAGCAGCAAAGCAAGAAGTCTATAATGAGATTGGTGGTGCAATGGGTATGATTCTGAACAATCCCTATGCACAGAATCGGTATGATAATTTTGCAGATCCGTTAGAAACTTGGCGAATTTTTGATTTAAGTTGACTAAATACTCCATTGAGTATATAATTGTATTTGAACTATAACATGGAGTTATTATGGAACTAACGATTGATCTTTCCGATCTGCGTAAGCGCAAGATCTTTGTTGCCACCCCAATGTATGGTGGCAACTGTCATGGCATGTACACTAAGAGTACTGCCGACCTCGCCAAACTTACCACCCATTATGAAATGGATTGTAAGTTCTTCTATCTGTTTAATGAATCACTGATTACTCGTGCTCGCAACTACTGCGTGGATGAATTCATGCGTTCTGATTATACGCATCTGATGTTCATTGATAGTGACATTGGGTTTGATCCGAATGATGTTCTGACTCTCGCTGCTCTGATGGATCCTGAAGAAGAGAATCCAAAAGAAATTATGTGTGGTCCATATCCTAAGAAAACCATTGCTTGGGAAAAGATCAAACGAGCAGTCGATAAAGGTTTTGCTGACGAAGATCCTTCTGTACTGGATCGCTTTGTTGGTGACTTTGTATTCAATCCTGCTGATGGTCAGAAAGAGATTCGTATTGATGAACCAGTTAGTGTACTTGAAGGTGGCACTGGGTTTATGATGATTGCTCGCTCTGCCTTTGAGAAGTTTAACAAGGCATATCCTGAGTATTCTTATCTGCCTGATCATGTACGCACGAAGCACTTTGATGGTACTCGTGAGATTCATATGTACTTTCAGGCACTGATTGATGAGAAGTCTAAGCGTTATCTGTCTGAGGACTATATGTTCTGTCAGTGGATGCGTGAGATTGGTGTTGAAACTTGGATGGCACCATGGATGAAACTCCAGCATACTGGTTCTTATACTTTCGGTGGTTCTCTTGCTGACCTAGCAGCAGTTGGTGCTACTGCTACAGCAGATCCAAATCAAATTGCTAAGATGAAGAAGTGATATGGAATTTAAATATAATGAACCTGCCTTAGTGCAGGAATTGATGGACTATATTGATTCAACTTATGGTGGTCATTACAGTCGAAACAAATTTCAAACAACTGAGTTTGTAATTGACAGTGGACATGGTATGGGTTTCGCTTTGGGTAATGTTTTGAAGTATGCTCAGCGGTATGGTAAGAAAGGATCTGCCGATGACGCAAGAAAAGACTTGCTTAAAACACTCCACTATGCTATAATTGCTCTTTATATTCATGATCTTGAAAACACAAAGGAAGTAGATAATGAAAATCAGTGATCAAACTTTTGATATTTTGAAGAACTTTTCGACGATTAATCCGTCGATCTCAGTGAAGGCAGGTAATGTACTGCGCACTGTATCTGAGCAGAAGAATATTCTGGCACAGGCAGTTGTTAGTGAATCTTTCCCACAGGCATTTGCGGTCTATGAACTGAATCAGTTCCTCGGTCTTGCTAGTCTGTTCGAAGATGGCGAATATGACTTTGCTGAAAAGGCAGTAACAATCAGCGAAGGTAACAACTCCTCTCGTTATACTTACACTGATCCTTCTATGGTTACTCAACCACCAGAAAAGAATCTGGAACTGCCAAGCACCGAAGTACATTTCCGTTTGCTTCATGCTGATCTAAAGAAGGTTGTAAATGCTGCCAATCAGTTGGCGTTGCCTGAAGTTGTAATTCGTGGTAAGACTGGTCATGTACATCTGGTTGCTACCGATACCAAGAATCCTACCTCTAATGAGTTCTCGCATGATCTGCGTATGTCTGCCTCTGCTGAGTTTGACTTTGTATTCAAGGTAGAGAATCTGAAGTTTATGGCGCAGGACTATGATGTGAAGATTTCTCAGCGTGGTATCTCTCACTTCAAGGGTGATACTGTTGAGTACTGGGTTGCAACCGAAACAGGATCTAAGTACAATGGCTAATATCGCAATTCCGAGTGATCCAAATACACAGAAGAAGATCCGTGAAGCACTGCATCAAATCTCTGACTCCATGACTCGTATTGATGCAGAGAAGGATCATATCAAAGACATTCTTCAAGTTGTTCAAGATGAAACGGATGTTCCAAAGAAATATGTAAGTAAGATGGCACGAATCTATCATAAGCAAAATCTTCAGCAGGTGAAGATGGAGAATGAAGATTTAGAGGCACTTTACGAAACAATCAATCCTTAGTTGTATCTTGACCAAGTTGTCGCATCAAATTCTTTTCTATCTGATATGCGACATGCAAATTTAGGGCGAGGGATTCCTTTCCTCGCCCTAGACATTTTTTGTTTGGTTTTTTCTGAATGTTTCAACCCAATATGCGAATCTGATATTCTCTTTTTATGATTATCTGAAAGGGTTGATCCTATTTTAGATGCAGACATTTTCTGTTTGGTTTCCTTAGAATGGTTCCGTTTTTTCCCAGCATCAGAAATTTTCTTTTTATGTTCGGAAGAAAACTTCTTTCCTTTGTGTGCGTTTGATATTTTTCTTTTGGTTTCTTCTGTGCGTTTCTTTCCCTTCTTTGCTTCGGACATCTTTCTTTTGGTTTCTTCTGTAAGCGTTCTGCCGATAGTGCTGATAATGTTCCCAGCAAATCTATCACCCCTATTCTTATGAATAGCAACATGATCATCTGGATGCAGAGCAATTAAATTAGAAGGGTGGTTGCTTCCGCCACAGGATTGAGGTATAATATGATGTACATGGAATCCTTTGGGAATTTCCCATTCAGGATACCATTGACGCCAATAGTTAATGAGGTTTTGACGATAAATAGACATGCTGATACTCCGTGAAAGTGTTAGAGTGTACAGGGATTGCCGTCCCGTGGTACACAACTATTTATAATTGTGAGGTTTTATATTATGCGTGAAGAATTTTTATGGGTTGAGAAGTATCGTCCTCATACCATTGAGGATACGATTCTCCCTGATGATCTAAAGAAAACATTTCAGACATTCGTTGACAATGGAAACATCCCTAATCTACTGCTCACTGGTTCTGCTGGAATCGGTAAGACAACTGTTGCTAAAGCAATGTTGGATCAAATCGGAGCAGACTATATTGTAATCAATGGTTCAGACGAAGGTCGTCTTATCGACACACTGCGCACTAAGATCAAAAACTTTGCTTCCAGTATGTCGCTTTCTGGAGGTCGTAAGTATGTTATTCTTGACGAGGCTGATTACCTTAATGCAGAAACTGTTCAACCTGCTCTTCGAAATTTTATGGAAGAGTATTCTGCTAATTGTGGTTTTATACTTACTTGCAATTTTGTTAATAAAATCATCGCACCTCTTCACTCTCGATGCTCCGTTGTCGAATTCAAGTTGCGGAACGCCGACAAACCAAAGTTGGCAGGACAGTTCTTCAAAAGAGTTGAAAAGATTCTAGAGAAGGAAGGGATTGAATATGAACAGAAGGTTGTTGCTGAACTCATCACTAAACATTTTCCTGATAATCGTCGCATTCTTAACGAGCTTCAGCGTTACAGCGTTACTGGTCGGATCGACTCTGGTATTCTTGTTTCGCAGTCTGACGCAAATCTGAAGACATTGTTTGATGCGTTGAAGAACAAAGAGTTTACTGCCGTTCGTAAATGGGTTGGACAGAATATTGATGGTGATGTTGCACCATTCTTTCGTAAGTTCTACGAATCGTTGCATGACCTTTTGGTCCCATCAAGTGTGCCAGAAGTGGTAGTAATTTTGGCGGATTACCAATTCAAAAGTGCATTTTGCGCCGACCAAGAAATAAATGTTACCGCAATGCTAACTGAAATTATGGTTTCCGCTGAGTTCAAATAATCGCCACAAAAGCAGACTTGTATAAATAGAATAAAGGAGAAATTCTATGGTGCAAAAAAACGCAAAGTGGTGGAATAATGGTGTCATCAATAAACGGTCTATTGATTGCCCTGGAAATGGATTTATTCCTGGAAGAAAAACATTCCAAAGAATGTCCCCAACTGGGGAAACGAGGAAAAAAATATCTGAAGCAAACAAAGGAACCTCTCCATGGAACAAAGGATTGAAAACTGGACCAGAATCTGCAGAAACAAGAAAGAAAAAATCTGTTTCAGCAAAAGGAAATACTAATGCTGTTGGTTCTACTCCGTGGAACAAAGGGTTGACTTCTGACGACCCAAGAATTGCCAGTTACTCCTCAAAACAGAGAGGACAATCCAGAAACGGTAACTATGTCTCAGGGGCGGATCATCCAAACTGGAATGAAGACACTCCAGAGTACCAACGATTTAGAAAACAGGTTGATGTATTGACAGAAAAAGTGTATACTGAATACAAGCAAGAAATAAACCCAAATGATTATCCAAGAACATTGGCAGGCGTTGAAAATGGATACCAACTTGACCACATCATACCAGTTCATTATGGTTGGGTGGTCGGTATGACTGCTGACGAGTTAACACAAAAAGAAAATTTGCAAATGTTGCCATGGAAAGATAACTTGAAAAAGAGTAATAACCTATGAGCAAAGTGAATCCGTTTGACTTTACCAACTCGATCAATCAAACCAAAAAGGATTTGATGCGTGGCACTGCCAACGATAAGATCGCAGAGAAGTCATACAGTCCATTCCTAACCAATCGTGCTTTGTCGTATCATAACGACACGGTGTTCTACGCAAACGAGATGAACACACGCCATCATCTTGATAATCTTTTACAATACGACTTTTTACTAAATATCATCAGACCCAAGAAGCGATTCGCTAAATGGTCAAAGAAAGATAATGATGGTGATGTGTTGATTGTTAAAGAATACTTTGGTTATAACGATACTAAAGCACGCCAAGCACTCGCCATCCTAACACCTGAACAATTGACCCAAATAAAAATTACATTACAAAAGGGTGGCAGAGATGACAGAAAACATGGTTGAGGTTGTCCTCAGAAACGAAGACGACTTCCTAAAAATTCGTGAGACACTGACAAGAATTGGCGTAGCATCTAAGAAGAATCGTACGATTTATCAGTCATGTCATATACTCCATAAACAAGGGAGATATTACATTGTACACTTCAAAGAACTATTCGCATTGGATGGCAAACCTTCCAACTTTGCTGAAGAAGATGTTGCACGTCGTAATACGATTGCCAATCTTCTTGCTGAGTGGGGTCTTGTTGATTTGGTTGATGTTGGCAAAAGCAGTGAACCTGTTGCTCCACTTTCTCAAATTAAGGTATTACCTTATAAGGAGAAGGATGAATGGGAACTCGTTGCCAAGTACAATCTTGGAAAGAAAAGATAAGTATGGATTGAGTGGAGAATTACATTATGGAAATAGAAAAAACAAACTTTGAAATGGTTGGTGAGTTTATGAATGCATTTGGTCAAGAAGTAAAGACCAAAGCAGAATTCCCAAGTAATGATGTTCAGGTTCTTCGTGTTGATTTGATCGCTGAAGAATTGAATGAATTGAAGGATGCAATCAATCAGAATAATCTGGTAGAGGTTGCTGATGCATTGACCGATCTTCTCTATGTTGTATATGGTGCTGGTCATGCATTTGGTATTCAGTTGGATACTTGCTTCCATGAAGTACATGCTTCTAACATGAGCAAGTTGGGTGCTGATGGAAAACCAATATATAGAGAAGATGGTAAGGTTCTGAAAGGACCAAACTTTTTTGAACCAGAACTGGTGGAAATTCTTTATGGAGAAAATCCACAATTAGAACTTGACTTTGGTTAAGATTGTTTATATAATATTTGTTTGATTGATACTCTAGGAGAATGAAATGGGTATGGAACTTTTGATTGCAATTATTGTAGTTGCTGTTATTGCTATTCTGTGGGCACTTCGTAATGATATGAAGTCTGTTTCTTCTAACGAAGAAAAGGATGCTCGTGAAGAATTTGCTAAGGAAGTCCGTGATTGGGCAAACGAAACAACCGAAAAGATGACAGTAACTGAAACTGAAAAGACCGAAGTGGTTGTTGAAGATAAGGAACCTGCTAAAGCAGTTAAGAAAAGTGTCACCAAGAAGGCACCTGCTGTAAAGAAGGCACCTGCTAAGAAGAAGGTCGCTGCTCCTAAGACTAAGGCAGCACCAAAAAAGAAGGTTGCTCCTGCTAAGAAGAAGGCAGCACCTAAGAAATAATAAATAATGCAGTGCAGAAAAGTAACGGAGCGGAGAGTCTGCACCTCGTTGATGCTCCAGCATTATTCGTTGAAGCGAAATTGAAGGTTGTTTGGACGGCAGTTCGATTCTGCCCATCTCCACCATAAGCATATTCTTTAAGGTCTTGGTCGTTACCAGCGTAGCAAAAACGGCGACAGAATATGCTTCTGATGGGGATGTCTAGGTTCGACAGGCAATTGTGTAGGTTTCGTGGAGAATCGGTCAAGGCGAAAGACCGCAAGGATTGGGCGAACACCTGGTCGAAGAAGCAATTAAACTAAGTGCAAACGATGACACTTACTATCAGGATCTTCGCCTAGCAGCGTAAGCCTGATTGGGGTTTTGGCAGTCCTACCTTATTACCCAAAGGACTGCCCCAGATACTTCCCCTTGCGGAGTGGCGTTCCGTTTGGGTTTGAGTTGTCTACAAGAGAACTCTGTAATCTTCGCCACATACACACACAACACAGGAGACAGTTATGTCTAATAAAACACCGTTCGAGATTCGCCTTGAACTCTTAAAAATGGCGAAAGAAATGTTGGAACAAGAATTTTTTGTTAAGGCAGCACACGACAAAACTCTTGCGTTCCCAACTGAAGCAGACGTGATTGCTAAGGCAAAAGCATTGAATGATTTTGTAAGCAAAGCGTAAATTACATAATGAAAGATTTGAAGTCGCCTCTCCGCTATCCTGGCGGAAAATCACGAGCAGTTAAATTTCTTTTCGATGATAAGAATATGCCAACTGCTAAGATTGGTGAGTATCGTGAACCATTCCTCGGTGGTGGTTCATGCGCCATCGAGTTCACCAAGAAGTATCCAAACATTCCAGTTTGGGTCAACGACAAGTATTATAATCTCTATGCGTTCTGGAGTGTACTGAAAAGTTTTCCAGATCAACTAGCAGATTATCTTCACAAAAAGAAAGACGAACTGCTAAACTCAGCTGATCCTATGCAAGCACATCTGGATCAGTTTGCTATTCTAAAAGAAGAAATCAAAGACGCTGATGACTTCGGTAAAGCATGGCGTTTCTATATGCTCAATCGTTGCTCATTCTCTGGTCTTGGAGAAACGGCAGGATCTTTTAGTAAGGATGCGATCAATAGCAACTTCAATCACAATATCATTTCTCGACTGCCTAAGTTCTCTCAACTGATGAAGAACTGGCACATTACCAACTATGACTACACCGAACTACTAGATGGTGATGAAGATGCATTTGTATTTTTAGATCCACCCTATGACATCAAGTCATTCATCTATGGTGATGGTGGTAACATGCATAGTGGGTTTGATCATAAGAAGTTTCATGATGATGTTGATTACTGTAAGAACATGTGCATGATTACTTACAACTCCAACGATACACTTAAAAAGGCATATACAGGTTGGGAACAGATTGAGTGGGATCTGACTTATACAATGCATTCTGGTAAGAAGTATCGTGATGATGAAGCAAATCGTAAGGAACTGTTGTTGCTAAATTATTCAAGAAATGGACAAGCAACACTTGACTTTTCTTGAGTTTTGTAGTATAAATAAAGTTGTCCGCCGAAAGGGGACATTTGTTTAATCTCGCTGAAAAGGAGAACTATTATGGTTACTACATCCAATGCACTTGCGCCATTTGCTCAAATGGCAAAACACCTCAACTCTTTTGGTATTGGACACGACAGTCTGATGGATCGTCTGTTCGAAGTCAGTGAACAAGTTGAGCGTTCTACGAAGTATCCTCCATACAATATCGTAAAAGAGGGCGATAACAACTACGCTATCGAAATCGCAGTTGCTGGTTTTGAAAAAGATCAGTTGACTATTGAACAAGATGGCGATAAAATTACTGTGAAGGGTGAAGTTGGATCCGTTGATGACGACTTCACTGAGTATTTGTATCATGGTATCGCCAAGCGTCCATTTACTCGTGTGTTCACAATCGCTGATCATGTTGAAGTGAAGGGTGCTGAGATTATCAACGGTATGTTGACGATTCAACTTGAGCGTACAGTTCCAGAAGAACTTATGCCAAAACAAATCCCGATCCTGTAATTCGGAAATTATATTATGATTAAAGTGATAGACAACTTTCTGCCTGAAAACGAAGCAATCGAGTTTTCCCGCAAGTTCTTTGAAGACAAAGCATGGAACTATGGGTGGAACATGGGTGTCCAAGAGTCAGAGCAGAGAGCATGGAACTGGCATAGATCCGTTGGTAATGATACAATGAACATGGGTCAAATGTCAGAAGTTGATCTTCCAGAACATCTATCTCTTTTGTGGGAATATACCGATTCAGCATTACAGCAGATCAGCGGTGTAAAGCATAAAATGGATCGGTATTATTCAAACTCTCATACCTTTGGCATTGAAGGACCAATTCATCGTGATGATGGTTCTTTGACTGCTCTCTATTATCCTTGCGAAGATTGGCAGGTTGAGTGGGAAGGTGGTACTGTATTCTTTAATGAAGAAATCACAGACTCTATCAAGTATGCTTCCTACAAATTCAATCGTATGGTCATCTTCAAAGCATCGATTCCTCATCGTGCAATGCCTGTAACAAGAGAGTGTTACCGACTGCGCACTTCTGTCGTATTCAAAACCTCAATGGATGTAACTGACCCATCATACAAAGATTGGTATTATAATCGATGAGATGGAAAGTCTGGTGTCGTACACTCGGCACAAAAATCTCAGAGGATAAAAAAGAGGCAGATTATGCTTGCCTTTTTCGTACGATCTATACTATAATAATGTTTGTCACTTGCTTCTTTATTATTGCTAACACGGTACGCCACTGGTGAAATTCTACACGAACTTTTTTATGCGAGGCAACTATGTCGTTGTCCGTGGTTACAATCATGGTGAGCGATTCACTGATCGTATCGAATACAAACCCACACTATGGGTTCCTGCCAAAACAATGACTGACTGGCAAGCAGTTGATGGTCAGTTCCTTGAACCATTACAGTTTGGTGAGATTAAAGAGGCACGTGACTTCGTGCGTAATTATTCTGAGGTTGATAACTTCAAGATCTTTGGTTCAACTCTGTATGATTATGTTTGTGTGCATCAAAACTTTACACAGGACTATGACACCGAGTTTGTAAAGGTCGTCAATATCGATATCGAGGTGGGATCTGAAGAGGGTTTCCCAGATCCGCAGGTTGCAACTCAACCTGTAACTGCAATCACTGCATCAATCGATGGCGCATACTATACTTTTGGAACACAGGATTATACTGTTAAGCGTGAGGATGTAACCTACATTCAATGTGCTACTGAGCGTGAGTTGTTGATCAACTTCCTGCGTCACTGGCGTCATTGGGATGCTGACATTATCACTGGTTGGAATGTGCAGGGATTTGATATTCCCTATCTCTATAATCGCATCACTAAAGTTCTCAGCGAGAAGGAAGCAAAGAAACTATCGCCTGTTGGTATGACCAACGAGCGTGAATATGAAAAGTTCAATCGTAAGCATTTTGAGATTGAATTGATTGGTATGACTGTGCTTGACTATCTCGATCTCTACAAGAAGTTCACATACTCTCAGCAAGAGTCCTATCGACTGGATCATATCGCTCATGTTGAGTTGGGTGAGAACAAACTCGATTACTCTGAGGTGGAAACACTACACCAGTTGTACAAGTTGGACTATGAGAAGTTCATCGACTATAACATCAAAGACGTGGAGTTGGTTAACAAACTCGAGGACAAGATGAAGTTGATTGACATGGCACTAGCGATTGCGTATGATGCCAAGGTAAATTATGGTGATGTGTTCACTCAGGTGCGTATGTGGGATGTGCTTATACATAATTGGTTGTATGATCGCAACATTGCTATTCCGCCGAAGGAACGCAAAGAGAAGAATGCGCAATATGCTGGCGCATATGTAAAAGATCCGCAGGTGGGTATGCATGAGTGGGTTATGTCATTTGACTTGAATTCGCTTTACCCACACCTGATTATGCAGTATAATATATCTCCTGACACCTTTGTCGAGGAGGAGTTCGAATCTGTTACAGTGGAAGAGTTGCTTGATGGCAAGTCTGTTCATCGTGATGGTTTGTGTATGGCAGCGAATGGTCGCTTCTTTGATCGCACCAAGCAGGGTTTCTTGCCTGAGATGATGGATAAGATGTACAGTGATCGTGTGGTCGCTAAAAAGAAAATGCTTGAGTCGCAAGACCTTCTCGAGCAAGTCAACAGGAGATTGAAAAATGAACAGTGGTGATGTAGTAACAGTCCTTACAGTGGCTGGTGAGTTTATCGGTAAGTTGAAGCACAAGGATGGTGACGCAGTAACGCTCGAAGATCCTCGTATGCTAGTCCATAATGAACAGGGAATGGGTTTTGCTCATGGCGTGTGTGTCACAGGTGAGTCTGCTCCAAAGATCGTTGAATTTATGGGTGTTGTTTTGATCACTCCAACCAATGATCAAGTCGTTAGTGCTTGGCGCCAAGCAACCAGCGGACTGATTACCTGATGAAATCAATTGATGAAATGGACCACCAGGAGTTGCTCCAAGCAAAGGTGCAACTCACGAAGGACATCTCAAAGTACAAGAATCTTCAGTTGGCAAAGAAGGTTCAGTTGAACTCTGCCTATGGCGCACTTGGGAATCAATACTTTCGATTCTTTGATGTGCGTCAGGCAGAAGCCATTACACTCAGTGGTCAACTGTCTATTCGATGGATTGAAAGACGGATGAATGAGTATCTTAACAATCTATTGAAAACAGAGGATGAAGATTATGTCATTGCGTCAGACACAGACTCGTTGTACATTAGGTTTGATATGTTGGTACACAAGTCTTTTGAAAAAAGAGGCGGAGTACCAGAAGTTGCTAAGACCGTGTCATTCTTGGACACAGTCGCTCGACAGAAAATTGAACCGTTTATTGATTCGTGTTATGAAGATCTTGCTAAGAACATGAATGCCTATGCGCAGAAGATGTTTATGAAGCGAGAAGCAATCGCTGATAAAGGCATCTGGACTGCGAAGAAGCGTTACATTCTAAATGTGTATAACAACGAGGGTGTACAGTACGCTGAACCCAAGTTGAAGATGATGGGTATTGAAACGGTGAAGTCTTCGACACCAGCAGTCTGTCGTGATGCATTGAAGAAGGCAATTGGGCTCATCGTAAATTCAGATGAGCAGACTGTACAAGATTACATTGCTGGGTTCCGTGAAGAGTTTAAGAAGTTGCCTTTTGAAGATGTAGCATTTCCTCGGTCAATTTCAGACCTTGCTAAATATTCTATCGGCGGCAAAGATTTGGAGATCCCAAAAGGCACTCCAATTCATGTCAGAGGTGCACTTCTTTACAATCATCTGCTCAAACAACATAAAATGGAGAAGCGATATGAGCGTATCAAAGATGGCGAGAAAATTAAATTCTGTTATCTACAAACTCCAAATCCAGTTAGGCAAAATGTTCTTAGTGTTCTTTCTACCTTGCCGAAAGACTTCGGTCTAGAAAAATATATTGACTACGACATTCAGTTTGACAAGGCATTCCTTGAACCGCTGAAGATTATTCTCAGCAGTGTGGGTTGGAGTCCAGAAAAAACAAGTACACTAGAGGGATTTTTCTTATGAGCGATTTCGATTTTGATTTTGGTTTCACAGCAGTAGATGAAACCGAACTTCAAGCAGTACAGGCAGCAGCGGCAGAAAAAGAGACCGTTGTTCAAACTGCAACTCACACTCAAGAAAAGATTGACAAGTTGTATAATGCAATCACGCCACTGTTGAATAATTTGAAGGCAAATCCGGAGAAAGAATACATCCTGTGGCCAAATAGAATTGAAAAGGTTGAACAGTTTGAAGATTATTTGCGAGCAATTTATAATGCTTGACCGATGAGTTTTTGTATAGTATAATGATTCTTTCTTGATGGAGTAGATTATGAGTTTTTTGAAAGATATGGTGAAGGGGATTGATAACGCCAATCTCCTGAGTGAAGGTGGAAACAGTTCTGAGTTCAGTGGTACGATTGACACAGGTTCGTATGCACTGAACGCATTGATTAGTGGTAGCATCTATGGTGGTGTGCCAAACAATAAGATTACTGCCTTTGCTGGTGAATCAGCAACAGGTAAAACTTTCTTTGTGCTTGGTGTTCTGAAGACTTTCCTTGATCAGAATAAAGATGGCGGTGTCATCTATTTTGATACGGAGGCAGCAGTAACCAAGGCAATGATGGCAGATCGTGGGATTGATACTTCCCGTGTGGTAATTGCCGAACCGACTTCTATTGAAGAGTTCAGAACGAGCGCAACTCGTATCCTAACAAACTATATCGACACACCTAAAGAGAAACAGCAACCGATGATGATGGTGCTGGATTCACTTGGTATGCTTTCATCCCAAAAGGAACTGGAAGATACTGAGTCAGGTAAGAATGCTCGTGACATGACCAAAGCACAATTGTTGCGTGGGACATTCCGTGTCTTGTCTTTGAAGTTAGCGAAAGCGAATGTTCCGCTGCTCGTTACCAATCATGTCTATGATGTGGTTGGTGCTTATGTTCCCACTAAGGAAATCTCTGGTGGTTCTGGTCTAAAGTATGCCGCATCCTCTATCGTGATGTTGGGTAAGAAGAAGGACAAGGACGGCACGGAGTTGGTTGGTAACATCATCAAGGCAACGATGCATAAGTCTCGATTCACAAAGGAAGGAAAGAAAACAGAAGTTCGTCTTTCTTTTGATAAGGGTCTTGATCGTTACTATGGTCTGCTGGAACTGGCAGAGAAGTATGAGATCATCAAGAAGGTTTCTACTCGCTATGAGTTGCCTGATGGGTCAAAGGTGTTTGGTAAGAACATCAACGAAGATCCTGAAAAGTATTTTACACCTGAGTTGTTGGCACAGCTTGATGCTGCTGCGGCGAAAGAATATAAGTATGGACAAGGTGAAGATCGTCCAGTAGAGGAGATTGAAGATGATTCCGAAGTTTGAGTTGGTTGAAAGTAAGAATGGATTTCACGATGACCATTGGTGTATCAAGATTCTAGATGGAGAATATGCTGGTCTGGTTTATCAGTATGACACTGTAAAGGTTGAGGAGGAAGAGGATGGTGATGGTGCAGTATTGACCTTCAATACCATTACCGTGGAAAATCCTAACAATTGTGACTTGACTAAAGAGCAAGATAAGAATATACTTGGTAATATCCTGGTAAGCATTATTCAAGAACAACTGGAGCAAATGAGTGAGAACGGAACATCTGATACTGAAGAATCTACTGCACAGTGAAGATTATGCAAGACGCACACTCCCCTATCTGAAACCTGAATACTTCTCTGACATTTCAGAGAAGGTAATCTACGAAGAACTCGATAAGTTTATCAACAAGTACAATGCTCTCCCATCCAGGGAAGCATTGACGATTGAGATTGATAAGCGATCCAATCTAAACGACAATCAGTTTTCCGACATTGCCAAGTATGTTGGTTCTTTGTCCTCTGATGAGCAGGACGATAAGGAATGGTTGATTGATACAACTGAGAAGTTCTGTCAAGAAAAGGCAATCTACAATGCGATTATGGACTCTATCTCGATCATCGACGGCGATGGCAAGAGGGACAAAGGAGCGATTCCTCAGATTCTTTCTGATGCTCTTGCTGTTTCCTTTGATCCTAATGTCGGGCATGACTTTCTTGATAATAGCGATGCTCGATACGATTTTTACCATCGTGTCGAAGAGCGTATCCCATTTGATCTCGAGTATCTCAACAAGATTACCAAAGGTGGCGTTCCGAAGAAATCGCTGAACATTATCCTTGCTGGCACTGGCGTGGGTAAATCTCTTGCCATGTGTCATATGGCATCGGCGAATCTTTTGGACGGCAAAAATGTTCTCTATATTACCATGGAAATGGCAGAAGAGAAAATCGCAGAGAGAATCGATGCGAATTTGTTAAATGTTCGATTGGACGAATTAGCAGAATTGCCAAAAAACTCTTATGATAAAAAGATCGATCGAGTTAAAAACAAAACCACAGGCAAGTTAATTGTTAAAGAATATCCAACTGCCTCTGCAAATGTTGGACATTTTCGCCATCTGATTAATGAACTTAAACTCAAAAAGTCATTTAGACCAGATATTATCTACATCGATTATCTCAATATTTGTGCATCGAGTAGAATGAAAATGGGTGGATCAATTAACACTTATTCTTATATCAAAGCAATTGCCGAGGAATTAAGAGGATTGGCAGTGGAGCAGAATGTTCCAATTTGGTCTGCGACTCAAACAACTCGTTCTGGATATACCAATTCTGATATTGGTTTGGAAGATACTTCTGAATCTTTTGGATTACCTGCAACTGCGGATTTTATGATTGCAATTATTTCCACCGAGGAATTAAATCAATTAAATCAGGTTTTGGTTAAACAATTAAAAAACCGATATGGAGATCCAAATACAAATAAAAGATTTGTTTTGGGTATTGACCGAGCTAAAATGCGTCTCTACGACGCCGAGCAGAGTGCTCAGGACGATCTTATCGATGTAGACGATACTGGTCCAGTCAATACATTCGGCGACCGAGATCGCCCCGAGAGCGGCGAGAGACGGTCGAAATTCGGAGGTCTGAAGGTCTAATAAAATCAACAACTTACATGCCCCTGTAAAATCAATAACTTAGCGCATAAGTGGATTTTATGGGGGCATACAAAATTTCATCGCAAAAAGATGAAAAAAGTGTTGCCTTTCTCTGCAGGATCGGATATAATATCCCTGTTGATTGAGTGAAAGAGAGAGGACTATATTATGATCAATGCAATTACAGGCAATCCCTACACTGGGAACAACGCTATCGAACTCGAGGCAGCTGGATTCAGCGATCCTCGCTTCCTGACCTTCCGTCAAGCACGCACTATCGGTCGCACCGTCAAGAAAGGCGAAAGCGGAATCCGTCTCGTCCGTATCGTCCGTGTGGACAAGAAGAATGCTCAGGGCAAAATCGAAAAGAAACCTGCTCCGAAGTATTTTACCGTGTTCAATTTTTCCCAAACCGAAGAAATGGTGGAGGCATAATATGAACACCGATTATGAAGAAATTACCGTTTTGACTGACAAGTTGAATAAAGAATTGATCGAATATAATGGTTATGGTTATGCCGCTGGTTATTTGGAATCTTATATTCGGAACCTGATTTCAACTATTGCTCTGAATAAAAAGCAGATTGAAGCATTAAAAGGATCCCTGAAAAACCATGTATTGGCAGTCCAGAAATTTAATACCCCATAAAAAAATTCAATGGGGAGAGGGGTTGACTTCTCTCTCCAGATGCGATATAATAGGTGTTCTGATTGAGAGACAGAGGGTTCAAAATGATTACTACAATTACACGAGGCGGAACCGCCGACCAGCGCAAGGCGGTCAATTCTATCGCACGGTGGTCAGCGCATAAACTCATGACTAAGCGAATGGCAGATTCACTTACAGTCAAGATTTCCCTACGCAAAGATCTTTTTCACCGAGAAGGCAACTACGGCGACGTGGAAGTTATCGACCACGAAGCACGCCGACCGAAACAATTTAGCATCCGTGTCGACGCCAGTATGACCATGCGCAATCTACTCACAACCGTAGCGCACGAGATCGTACACGTGAAGCAGTACGCTACCGAAGAAATGAAAGGCATGAGTCATCGTACCAGTTTTATTCCGATGACCAAGTACAAGGGCGAACTATACGCAGACCACATGAATTATTGGGAACAACCGTGGGAGTTAGAAGCACACGGATGGGAACGAGGTTTATTTGAAATGTGGGCAGAAGCCAACGATATCTTCAAGCACCCAGTAGAAAACGCATGGGCGTTTGAAGACTTCTATCCACGTGGTTATTGGAAGGATAAGAAATGAGATTTACGAAAACAGAATGGCATCAGGTAACATCGGAATTTACATACGATATTCCTGACGATGATATTATTGAACAGTTTGGTTCAGTAGAACGATTCAAGGAAGTATTGTCTCATCAGGACCTTGCTTGGCGTGGTAACATTACCGAAGCACGTGGTGAAGAACCGACTGAAGAAGAACAGGATGCTCTTTGGGAAATGACCATCAACTATGACTATGATCGTGATGATGATTGGTGGACTGATCGCAAAGGTGGATATGAAATAACATTTGACTTTGAAGAAGAATAAGATATAATAGTTTAATGGGGCGCATGGTTACTCTCTCTCAACAATCAACTCCAACCATGTGAAAAAATGACAGCGCAATACTGTCACCCCACCCTACGTCTCCTTGTGCCACTTTCGAGTGGCATTTTTTTGTTTGAAATAAATAGGGATATGGCCAACTTGAGCATTCCCGAACTAGACAAAAGAAACAACTTCGCTGTCTTTGCAGACAAAGTGCGAAAGGGATTGCCATTCATAGACCAAACTGGTAAAGAGATTGTTGTTGGATATAAAACACGTGCACGAAATGCTGCTTGGGCAAATGATATTGCCACTCATAGAGAAAAGGCATTTGAAGAATTAAAGAATGCACGTGGTTCTGTTATACTTCCAACAATCAATACTGTTCCAACTCCTCTTACAAACTTGTACAAGTCATCTGAGTTTGGTGGAGCAGGAGCAGGAGCAAGAACAGCAAAAGAAGATGCACAGTTAAGTGAACTTCGGGATCAACTTGTCAATGTCATGGAACGATCCAAACAATCTTTTGTTCCGATAAAGGCAAATGGCAAAGTACATAAAGTTGTAGGAGCAGACTCTACTCCAGGAACTCCGAAGTCTGACTTTCATTTGATTGATACTGATGGCAAAGAGTGCGTTTGGATCTCACACAAAGACGGAACCACTGCTAGGAGTTTTTCTCAATGGGGTGGTATGAGCGAAAAAGAACGACCAGTGTACATGCATCCAGAGGTGCAGTCGTTTATTGAAGAAGTCCGTGATATGTATCCAAAGGGTGTTCCGCCAGCAACAACGGTTGCTCGAAAGATTCGTGATACCAAGTTAAAGAACCTTGCTGTGTTTGGTATTGATTATGGAAGCAAACTCGGCAGACAAAATGTAAGTGTATTGTTGCAAGGAACAGTTGGTATAAAAAATTCTGGCAACTCATATCAACTAACCGCAAGTGCTCATGTAGAGTATAACGGACAAACTCCAACTGGAACTTATGAACCAATCCTTATGGCAATGCATAAATGCGATCGATCTCAGTTTGGAATTAAGTGTGGAAGATTTAGCATTTACACTGCAGGCGGTCGCAAGATAAATCAATGGGTATAAATATAGAACAATTCACAGTTTTCAGATAAGTATTATGACTATTCAATCATTCAAAGAGTATCGCACGAATCTTCAGGAAGCAAGATCTCGTGGCGAAGCAATGGAAGAAGTTATCGTTGCTGCTGTTAATGGTAAACCAAAAGGCGATACCAAATTTGGCGTCGAGAAGGATGCTGGCGTCAAAGTCGCCAAGTTCCTAAAGTCTAATGGCATTAGCGGTAAAGGTAATGTGCTTGGTGCAGATACACTCGAAGTGACCAAAGAATGGTCCAGATTTTGGGATGGTGCTGTTCCTGCATCAACCAAGACTCCAAAGACGGACTTTATGATCGGGAAAGCGAAGATCAGTTTGAAGTCAGGTGACGCTGCTCAGTTAATGAGTGGCGGCAAGAATGAGTCTGTTGCTACATTCTATGCTGCTCTTGAACAAACTAAGGGCGACATGAATGCTAAGATGGTAAAGAAACTCAAAGAGATGTTTGATGGTCTTGCTCCATCCTCTGTTGCTGCTGGCGATCTTAAGACTGTAATCGCATCTAAGAAAGACGAAGTTGTTAACAAAGCAAATGCTGCACACAAAGCACTCATGTCTGAACTGAAAGGTATCTTCGCTGAGAATACTGGTTTCCGTGATGCCTTTGCTTATGAGGCAATGTCTGGTCAGATTAAGTTTGGTGGCAACGAAGGCACTTGTACTCACTTCCTTGTCACTTCATTCGATGGTAGCAATGCTGCATTACACTCTGTTAAAGATAAAAAGTATGTAAGCAAGATTGCTAATCAAATGAAAGTTTCTGTTCGTTTCAAAACAACTTCTGTTAAGAAAAAAGTCGGCGGCAAAGAAACCAAGACTGGTGAGTATCGTTACTGGTCTGTAATCGGGTTGATTATTGATAAGATGCAGGAAGATGTTGACACCATGATGGCGAATGGTGAGTTGCTGACCGAAGGTGCAATTATGGATTTCTTCAAGCGTGTTTGGAATCGTATCAAAGATCTTTTCATGAAGGCAGTGGAATTTGTAAGAAAGAGCGTAAAGAATATGTTTGACTTCCTTGAAGTTACACCTGATGTTTCTTTCAATAACAACATTCGTTTCTAATGAAAACATATTCAGTCTTTATCACCGAAGCAAACGCTGCTGCGCTCGAGAAGAAAATCGTGCGTAAGGCAGATACGATTCGTAATCATATGGATCGTGGTATCCGTGGTCCTGCTGGTCACAATGTACAAGCACAAAAGAATGTGGATGCGATTGATGCTATGATTAAACAATACAAAGATGAATTCGGCGATGCAGCATGGAAAGCATTCGCCAAGAAACAAGGTTGGGTTGCTGACGCCAAAGGTTGGGATTTTTATGCGTAAGTTTAGCACCTTTATTACTGAAGAAAAGAACACACATATGGAGCATCTTGAAGATGCTGTCCTTAATGGTGGTGTGAAAGGAACTCGTGATGCAATTAATCTTCTTCGCAGTCTTAGAGATATGCTTGCTGGTCATACTGATAAACCAGTCAATGTTACTGTAAAATGGGATGGCGCACCAGCAATCTTTGCTGGCGTTGACCCAACAGACGGAAGGTTTTTCGTTGCCAAGAAGGGCATCTTCAACAAAAACCCAAAGATCTACAAGACTCCTGCAGAAGTTGATGCTGAAATCAGCGGCGACCTAGCAGATAAGTTTAAGAAAGCACTCGCATATTTGCCAGAACTTGGCATCAAACAGGGTGTCTATCAAGGTGATTTTCTTTTCACTCGTTCTGATTTGAAGAAAGAAAACATCGATGGAGAGGCAATGATCACTTTCCATCCAAACACAATCGTGTATGCTGTACCAATGAAGTCTGATCTTGGCAAAATTATTCGCACTGCTGAGGTTGGTATTGTTTGGCACACAACTTATACTGGTGGTTCTTTTGAAACGATGAAAGCATCTTTCGGAAAGGACATTGCTCCATTGCTCAAGAAAACGAGCAAAGTTTGGTCTGTTGATGCTACCTTCCATGATGTTTCTGGTAATGCTACCTTCACTAAGAAGGAAACGGCAGTGATTACTAAGTTGCTTTCTGCTGCTGGTTCACTGTTTCAAAAACTCGATGCAAAAACACTCAATGGTATATCAGACAATCCTGAATTGTTGCAGAAAGTTAAAACTCACTACAACACAAAGGTAAGAGCTGGTGAACGAATTACTAATGTTTCTGCTCATGTTAGGGATCTGGTTAATTATATTGCGGATTTCTATGGAAAGGAAGCAGAGAAACGCAGCACACCGAAAGGAAAGGCTGCTCAACATACTAAGCGAGATGAAATCCTCAAATTCTTCTCCAACGCAAACAAGCGAAATCTAGAAAACATCTTTACCATAATGAACTATATAATTGAAGCAAAGGAAATTATTATTGCTAAACTGAACCAAGCAAGCAATGTGGGAACTTTCTTGAAGACTTCAAGTGGATTCCAAGTGACTGCACCAGAAGGTTATGTTGGTATTGACCATGCAGGTGGTGCTTTGAAATTGGTGAATAGAATGGAATTCAGTAGAGCAAACTTCTCAAGCGATATTATTAAAGGCTGGCAACGCTAGTGCAATGTGAATCAAGTAAGGTTTGCGGTTGGATAACCGCATTATCTCAACTCACCGTAGCAGCATGTGTATTGTATGTTGGATTCTTGGCAAATCAACACATGAGTCGAATGGTTGAGTCTTGGGAAGTAATGGCGAATGCTGTTCACAAAATGCAGCAAGATGTTGCTCGTATTGAGAGTGATATGAGAATAATGAATCAAGGTGTGTATAGTATAAACGGCAATGTTGGTACTATGCAAAATAGAATGACCCCTATGGGAATGATAAGAGGAATGATGCCATGGTAGATTTTATTTTTAAGGGACAGGAATATCTCCTGTACATTGTCTTTATTATGTTGAGCGTCGGGATGATCAAAGAGTTTGGTTTATTCTCAGACGTCTATCAATATCTAATCAAAGCATTCAAGTCAAAGAGAGTTATTGTTACTCTCATGTCAGCGTTCACTGGCGTTCTGCCAATTCCTGGACGTGTAACAACCTCAGCAGGTTTGCTTGACACCATGGCACCTGATTGCAAAGATGGGCACTCTTGCGAATCTCGTTCCAAATACGGAATCGTTGATTACCTATCAACACACCACTATTATATGTGGTCACCACTCGAAAAGACCATTATTATTCCAATGGGTGCACTGGGTATTACCTATGGCGTTCTTATGGAACAACTCGCTCCTCTGCTGATTGTTTCTGTTGCTTTGATCCTTGGTTACATCTTTCTTAATGTAAAAGAAGATGATATTGTAATTCGTGAGCAAGACTCTGAATTTAAGATGAGTCGAATGACTCGTGGTGTTCTTCCATTCTTTTTTGCGATTGGTGCAATCGTTTATGGAATGAACCCAGCATGGGCATTTAGTGCAGTTACACTGTACTATATGTTTTTGACGATGACTTGGGATTATAAGAAGTTGTTGAGTTATATCAACTGGAATGTAATTGCTACTGTTGCGATTGTGATTGTATTGGCAAATATCGCAAAAGGAAATACCAATGAAATTAAAGCATTCTTGTCAGGAACAGTGTTTGATTTTTCTACTGGTTGGGGTGTACTTGCTGTTAGCGGTCTTGGTTTTCTTGGAGCATTTTTCCTTGGATCAAGTTCCAGATTCGTCGCCATTGCCGTCTTACTGGCATCAATTTATGGATCCGAATACTTTCTCTGGTTCTTCGCAGTAGAGTTTGCTGGTTATCTTGTATCACCAACACACAAGTGTGCAGCAATTGGAATGACTTATTTTGGAACACCGTTTAAGAAGTATGTTTCGGTGCTTGGATTGTGGGCAGCATCTATCATAGGAACTGCAGGTGTCTTGACTTTTGCTTGATTATAAATAAGTCAGAATTCCTTAAAGGCGACACCTCTATTATACTGTCTGCCGAACAATTAGTCAAGCGTTAAGTCCAAGGAAAACACGCTAATTATGAAAAAAGTCGTATTTACATTCGGCAGACTCAATCCGCCCACCGTTGGACACCAAAAACTGGTGGACAAGGTCACATCCATTGCTCGTAAAGAGCGTGCGGATTCTCGTATCTATCTTTCTCATTCTCAAAACAATAAGAAAGATCCGCTTGACTACAAATCAAAATATGCTATTGCTTCAAAGGCATTCGGCAGTATTGTAACTCGTTCGAATGCTCGTCAACCTGTTGACATTCTCAAAGAATTAGAGAAGCAGGGTTACACCGATGTAATCATGGTCGTTGGTTCTGATCGACTCAAGGGCATGGAATTCATCAAGAAGTACAACGGCAAAGAATACAACTTCAATTCTATCAATATCGTTTCCGCTGGTGAGCGTGATCCAGATGCAGAAGGTGTTGAAGGAATGTCTGCTTCTAAGATGCGTGCTGCTGCCATGGCAGGAGACTTTGATGCGTTTAAGTCTGGATTGCCTCCAAGAGTAAAGGGCGATGCTAAGAAGATTTATGATCAGTTGCGTTCTATTATGGAAGAACAACTGAACGAATTTGTTATGGACATTCAGCAACGCAGAGCACGTGGTCGATTGATGCGTCGTCTTGCTAAAAAGATGGCACGTCAGCGTAAGATTCGTGAAAAGCGTATGGCAGACACAAACCGTTTAATGGCACGCTCGCAAAAAGCAGCAAAGAATATTCTGCGCAAGAAACTTGCTGGTGAGCGTGGTGCGCATTATAAAGAACTCGGTGCGGCAGAAAAGATTCAAATTGATAAGATGGTAGAGAAGAAGTCTGCTGTAATTGGAAAACTTGCAAAGCGTTTGATGCCAAAAATTCGTAAGGCAGAAATTGCTCGTGTTGCTGCAGCAAGAGGACAAACAAATGAAGAGATTGATTTTGATCTGATGATCGAAGATCTCTTTATGGATGAGGCAAATGAGTTTATGGCAGAAGTAGCACAAGATCAAGACATTAAAGATCGTGAAGGCAGTCAACCTAAAAAATACTTCAAGGATCTTTCTAAGTCAACTAAGACGAAGCGTGATGCTGAGTTTAAGAAAGGTGCTGAAAAGGATTCAGATGATCCTTCTGCCTATCCTGACAAACATGCAGGTGATGATGACGCAGAAACTAAACCATCGAAGTACACCAAGAAGTATCACCAAATGTTTGGTGAAGAAGAAGAGTTTGAACTGACTGAAGAATCAGAGAGTGCGCTCAAGAAGAAAGCAGAGAAATCTGGCATTTCATATGGCATTCTGAAGAAAGTCTACGATCGTGGCATGGCAGCATGGCGTACTGGTCATCGTCCAGGTGCCACTCAGCAGCAGTGGGCATATGCTCGTGTAAATTCTTTTATCACTGGTGGTAAGACTCGTTCTACTGCCGATGCTGATCTTTGGCGTCAGCATAAGGGCAAGGCAGAGTCTTACAAGTTGAGTGAAGTACAAGAAATGCTTCGCCACGAAGGTAGCAAGTGGGTTCTTTATTCCAAGGATGGTTCTAAGAAACTTGGTGAGTTTGATACCAAAGAAGATGCGATGAAGCGTGAGCGTCAGATTCAATACTTCAAACATATGGAAGAAGGAACTTATAAGAGGTTAAAAGATATTCGTAAAGCCCATCTTAATTATGAAAAGGAAAGAAGCGGTAGAGGATATGGATATAGCAAAACTTCTAAGATAGCAAAAGATGCGTTGAGAGATATTGCAAAAGATAAGGATCTTGGTAAAGCACCATTAAATCGTTATGACGACGATGATTGGGTAGTTCTTGACAAAAACAACAACCCTGTAAAATATGCAGTGAACATGAAGGGCAAAACCGGAAATGATATTGGTCCTTCCAATCTTGCTCCAGGTCAAAAGAAGATGCAAATTGGTGATGCTATAAGAAAGAAATATATTAAAGAAGATGTTGCTTTTGAATCGGTAACACCAAAGAAAACATTCTCAGAGATGATGAAGAAAGCAACTGATCGTGAAGAGGGTACAAATAGTCTTGCAAAGTCCTACAAGAAAGATACTCCAGGTCAATCAATGGTTGAAGAAGCAGAATATGAAGGCAGAAAGGTCAAGTTGAATGACCCATTCCGTCTGCCTGCTGGTTCGAAGAAGAAGTTTGGTGTCTATGTGAAGAATGATAAAGGCAATGTGGTCAAGGTAACATTTGGTGATCCAAATATGGAGATCAAGCGTGATGATCCTGAGCGTAGAAAAGCATTCCGCTCTCGTCATAGTTGCGATGATGATATTGGACCAAAGTGGAAGGCTAGATATTGGAGCTGCTATCAATGGCGTGCAGGTAAGAAGGTGGACAACTAATGGACGAAGTAATCGAAAAACTGAAGATCGCTTTCGGAACGAGTTTTGCGTTCTATATGAAAGCGCATAACTTTCACTGGAATGTAGAAGGTCCAAACTTCTATCAGTTCCATGAGTTCTTTGGAGACATTTATGAAGAGGTTCAATCTTCCTTGGATTCCACAGCAGAACAGATTCGCACACTGGATGCTTATACTCCAGGTTCGCTTAATCGTCTTCAAGAACTTAGTGCCATCTCTGGTGAAGACAGAGTGGAATTATCTCCGCTCACAATGGTACAAATACTCTTGGCGGATAACGAAACGGCTCGGACTGCGTTCCTATCAGCCTTCGCTGCCGCAGAAAAACAAAACCTGCAAGGATTGATGGATCACCTTGCTGCAAGAATTGACGCACATAACAAACATCGTTGGATGTTAAACTCTCATCTAAAGAAGGTAGGATAAAATGGCAAATCTGATCAATACAATTCGTGGCATGAATCAAGTGCTTGAAGAAGGCACGATTCGTGGTAAGGACGGCAAGGAGTATAAAGTCGAACCACAAATGTCTGGCAACAAGATTCAGTTCAAGGTTACTGATGTTCGTGCCAAACAGTTCAAGACAATTTCTCTTGGTCAGGCAGCAAAACTTTTTGAAGAAGAAGATCTAGATGCATTGTCTGAATCTCACTTCAAAGCAGGTGACAAGGTTATCTGGAAAGGAATGGAAGGCGAAGTGATCAGTTCTAAGGGTGAAGGCGATGATGAGGTCTACACCGTTAAGTGCGAAGATGGCGAAACCTACCAAATTCCTGCTCGTGAACTCGAAGGGTTTAGCGAAGATGTTATGGATTATGTCAACAAGGCAGCAGATTGGGCAAACAAGAATCCTGTTGTTAAAAAGGTTGTTGATGTTGCCAATAAAGTTGGCCAAGCAGTTGCATCGGTTGCTGATCCTTCCGTTGCTGATAAGAAACTGAAGGAAGGTTTCTTTGATTATAAGTCGCTTGCTAAAGATGTTGCTAAGAAGTTTGGTAAGAAGGGCAAGGCAAAAGATATTGCTAAATGGGTCAAGGATAACTCTGACGATGATTACAAGTTTAACATGGGTGATCTTTCATCTGAGTTGAAGAAGATGGGTTTCCGTGTTGAAGAAGTCGAAGTTGTTGTTGAACGCACCTTTACCGATAAAGAAATTAAGATGGCATATGGTATTCTAAATGATCCTCGCTACAAGCAGGGTAATTTGACTGGTGCTGTCAAGGCAATTGAAAAGATTGCTAGGGGTTTGAGTGCTCATCCTAGTGTCAAAAAGGCAATGCGTGCCACTCAGGAATCTTTGGGTGAAGCAGCACTGAACATTCCAAAGTCAAACATGCCTAAGACACTGAAGCAAATGGTATCTGATTACATTGATAAGACTAGCGACGATAAACTTGTTCGTCTTGCCAAGGTATTGGGTAAGAACATCACAATTAAAGGTAATCGTGTGATTATCGAAGAGACAGAAATCGATTTAGACGAGGAGATTAACATGAAAATTAAGACCGTTGAAGAAGCAAAGCGTTTCGGTCTGACGCAGTCTTTGCTTGATGCGGTCAAGACTGTTATCGGTGCCGAACTTGATCCAGTAAATGATAAAGAAAACGATAAGAAGTTCAAGGATCGTAAGGATAAAGACATCGACAATGATGGTGATGTAGATAGTTCTGACGAATATTTGCATAAGCGTCGTGCTGCTACAGATGACGCTATCGATGGCGGCAAGAAACCTGCCGAAGAAAGTGATATTGGTCAGGGCAAGAAGGCAACTGATGCTCCACCAAAGGTCAGTTCAAAGGGCAAGGAAGGAAAGGGAATTTCTTCTGATGAAATGACTGCTGCTGCCGCTCAGATTGCCAAAAGCAAGATGAAGTCTGAAGGTGATGACGAAAACGATCGTGACATCAACATCAATATTGATAACGATGGTAACGATGAGAAAGAACCTAAGAAGGACGTCAAGAAGAAGTCTGATGAAAAAGATGTTGATGCTAAGAAAGCAGAAATGTCAAAAGATACGGACGGCGATGATGAAATGTCTGATGAAGAAAAGGCAAAAGAAAAAGAATACATTGCCAAGAAGTCCAATAAGAAAGAACCAGTTGATACCAAACCAGTGATGAAAGAAGATTTGGACGCTGCTGTTCGTCGTGTTGTCTTTGGAATAAAAGAAACAGAACTTGATGAATCAGTTGAAATCGAAGAAGCGTATGGTCCATCCACTAAGGGATACATAAAGCAAGTTAAAAAGAGTTCTTATAAAGGATATTTGAAGAGAAAGCATGCTGCAGAAGTTGAAAAAGGTGGTGAGCCAAATCCTGGAAAGTGGAGCCATCCTAAGAACGAAGAAGCATCCAACTGCAAGACTATGAAAGAAGAAGAGATGACCGATGCTCAAATGAAGAAGCGTGAAGAAATCGTCAAGTCTATGAAGAAGAAAGAAGACGAGTTCAAAGCAAAATATGGCGATCGTTGGAAAGATGTAATGTATGCAACTGCTACTAAGATGGCAATGAAGGAAGGTGCATCATGGACGAAGAAAGAAGATTTCGCTTCTGACTACGCTGCACAGGCAAAATCTCAGGCAGTGTTTGGTAAATCCACACCTGAGATTGATATTACTCAGAAAGCTGCAAAGGCAGCAGTCAACACTGTAAAGGGTGTTCTGAGCAAGATTAAGGGCAAACCTGCGCCAAATGACTCTGCAAATAGCAAGGGTGGCGACACTAGCGTTGCTCCATAAATTATAAATAGAAAACAATAATTCTGACATATAAGGAGAATAACTATGTCACTTTGGGGATCTTACGATTTAGTACCGCAGTCTAACACTGCTACGGCAACGATTGTCGTAACTGCTGCGAACAATACCGTTATCGGTACGAACACCAAGTTCGCCGATGATTTCAATTCTGGTAACTATCTGTATGTTGGCGACAACAACTATGTAATTACCACCATTTCTAACAACACCGTAATGACTGTTCGTTCAGCAACTACGCTGGCAACCACTGTTATTCCTGGTGCAAGTTCTAATGGTGCTTACATTGTTTCTGAGAAGCCAATGTCCATCACCTACGCACAGGCAAACAACGCACAGGTTAGCATGAGTGCTAATGCTGTATATGGTGTATCTGCTGCTGAAATGGGTTCAACTAGCGGTGAATCCTATGCAGTTGCTCACTCTGGTTGGAATCTGCGTACTGTTGGTACTGGCGGTCGTGCTGGTCGTGTTACCTATGAAACACTGGTTGCTGGTGGTATCTCTGGCGACGCTGACGACGATTCAATCCTTCCAGATTCGTAAGGAGTTGACAAATGGCTGATAAGAAGGTTACTGATCTGACTGCACTGGCGTCTGCTAGTGGTGATGACCTTCTGTTGGTCGTCAACGATCCTACTGGAACGCCAGCAAGCAGAAAGATTACGGTAAATCAGTTTTTTGGTGCAGTAGCAGCGAATACAGTACACACAGGAACTTTATCTTGTTCTGCAAATACTACATTCAGTGGTAACAAGGTAACAGTTTCTGCAAATACTACATTCAGTGGCAATTTGCGTTTATCATCAGACACTCCATCATCCAATGTTGCTTCGGCAGAAGGATATGGTACTGGTTCTATTTGGTTTGATGCAGATTACATTTATGTTGCAACTGCTTCTGGTACAATTAAGAGGGCTGCATTGAGCGTATTCTAAATGTTTAAAGATTTGACGGAAGAAAACTTCCAACTTTTTGCTATGAAACATTATTTGAATCCGCATTGTACGGATCTTCTGGAGTTTCATGATGATCTCAGAAAGATTCGTTATATAAAACGACTCTTTAAGAAGTACGAAGAAACTGGAGAACTGAAAGAACGATTGATATTGAATCATCTTGTTGTACTCTACAATATGTTTGAGAGTAGAGCAATGACGAGAATGCTGTTTCTAAAGTTAGATGAGCATCTTCATTATCTTAAACCGTTCTTGATTTTTCTCAACTACTGGCCAACAGAGATTGGATTGGTTAACAACAAAAAGGTTCTTGATAGCGATATCGGTTTAGACGAAGGTATTGTAAAGGTTCTAAGGAATATCTAATGGCAGGAAAGGTAATGGATCTTGTTCTTGTGTATCAGTTTCTGAAGAGACTGACTACGCCATTTGACAAGACCGACGCATTCAAACTTGGCATCATTGATGCCGAGGGAAATGTCCTCAAGCCATACAAAACCTTGGAAACGAAAGAAGAAAAAGATGCCTACGGTTATTTTGATCGTTTGGTGTTTGGTCTAAGAAGATTGCTTGAGAAATTGCCATTTGGAAAGAGTCGGTTTGCATCATTTGCTGCTGCATTATATCTCATCAAAGAAAGTGCTGACCCCAAAGAGCATTACACTGATGAAGAATTGATGCAGGGTTTAATGGAGAACTACGATTACTTGGATAGGACTTCTATGAAAAAGTTAAACGAATTGTTTGAAAGTCAAAACATTGACGAACTGAGCAAAGAAACACTTGCTTCCTACAAGAAGAAGGCAGGCGAGGATGCTCGTAAGGCAGACAAGAAAGGTGACTTCAAGCGTGGTAACAAGCGTTTCTCTGGTATCATGAGAGCGACCAAGAAAGAGTTTGAGAAATCCAACGAAGAAGTTGATGAAGGTGTAAACCATGATCGTTACATGAGAGCGCATGGTAAGAAAGCATCTGGTACTGGTACTTGGATGTTTACCACCAAGCGTATGGGTGATGTGGATTACAAAAACAGCAAAGAAGTTTATACATCTCGTTCAAACACAAAGTTGAGTGACGCTGCTAAAGATGCAATGAAAGCACTCGGTTCTAAAGAAGTTTATGTAATGGAACAGATTGATGAAGCATCATATAAAGTTCCAAGCAACTATGCTGCCATGATGCTGGCGAAAAAGAAGAGAGAGAAAAACAAGGTTTCTCAAAACAAGATTATGTCAAAACACAAGTTTGCTTATGAAAAACCAAAAAAAGAAGAAGTTGAACTTGATGAAGGCAAGTTAGATAAGTCTTCACCAATCTATAAGGAATACGAAGCACTTAATAAAAAGTCTGTTGCTGATCTTCGTAACATCATTGGTCGCAGTCATCGTGTTGCTGACCTGAAGGGTTATGATAAAGCAGGTGCGCTTCGACAGATCCTTGATGACAAGTATGGCGAAAAGAAGGTTGATGCTTTCTTTGGTGAAGAAGTAGAAGTCAATGAAGATGCTCCAGCAAATGTAACTGGTACTGGTGTTGTTGGTACTGGTGATGATCCTGTACATTGGAAGAAGATGGATGCTCGTAAGAAGGATGTTAAAGAATTCCTTCGCCGTTATACTGAGCAAAAGATGAAGCGTGAAAGTATTAAAAAGAAAAAAGACTTCATGAAACAATTAGGAATTGATGTCTAATGGCACAGTATCGCAAGGACACCAATCAGTATTTGGATAATGGGAAAACCATCTTTGAGGTGGTTATGCTTGCCGACCAATATGGCAATCAGATTGGTCCAGCGAATCCATCAGGTACAGCAGTTGACGCATTTGGTCGTGCTAGAGTTTCTGAACCATATACTCTATTTGATCACATGCATCGTTTTGATGATAACGAATGGCAGTTTGCAAATACAATCTCAGCAACTGCAAACTCTGAATTTAAATCAGAACAAGGTTTGTTGCATCTAAATGTTGATACAACAAATGGTGCGTTTAATAAAAAAGAATCTAGAAAAGTTTTTTCATATCAACCTGGAAAGTCTTTGCAAATTATGCAAACTTTTCAGATGGACGAACCAAAAGATGGATTGCGTCAGCGTATTGGATACTTTGGTGCTAACAATGGTATCTATCTAGAACAGTCAAATAGCGACATCTATTTTGTCAATCGTTATCTAACAGATTCTGGTGTTGAAGAAAGAAGAATTCCTCAGGCACAGTGGAACTATGACACCATGGATGGAGATGGTCCATCTCATATTACACTTGATCTAACTAAGTCTCAAATTTGGTGGACTGATGTTGAGTGGTTGGGTGTTGGTTCTGTAAGAACTGGTTTTGTGGTTGATGGTCAATTTATTCATTGCCATTCGTTCCATCATGCTAATCGCCAAGCAAATACTTATATGCAAACTGCATGTTTGCCTCTTCGTGTTGAAATTGAAAACACTGCTGCAACTGCAAGCAACAGCACACTAAAGATGATTTGCTCAACGGTAATCAGTGAAGGTGGTTATCAGTTGCGTGGTGAAAAGCGATCAGTTTCTATTCCAATCAATTCACCAAAGAATCTGGCAAACGCAAATGTTTATTATGCAGCTGCTGGATTGAAGTTGAAGACAAGTGATCTAGATGCAATTGTAATTCCTAGAAACATTTCTCTTATGGGTATCGGCAACAACGCATACTTCAACTGGCGTTTGATTCGTGGTGGAGCAATTCAAGGTGGTTCTTGGGTAGATGCAGGTACAACTTCAAGTGTAATGTATAACATCACGGGATCAACTATTGCATCTGGTGGTAGAGTAGTTGCTAGTGGATTTATTTCTTCAACGAATCAATCTGGTTCTGGCACTGTAAATCTAACAGGTGAAGATGTATTTGGTCTTCAGTTGCGTGCTGATCGTTTTCATGATCAACCAGAAGAATTTATTTTGGCAGTTGCGCCGAAGGTGGCGGGTGATGATGTTTATGCAGCAATTGACTGGGAAGAGATTACTAGGTAATGACTATGGCAGCTCGCAAAACTCCAAGCTATGTGTATGAATCAGGTGAAATTGACTATTTCCAACTGATCGAGGATCGCAGAGTGGAAACCGAACAACACATCGAGAAACTTCACATAAGGATCAATGGTTTGAAAGACGAACTCTACGAAGAGATCGCTGACTCCCATAAAGAGATTATGCAAGAAATTCGTGAGATGAAAACCGAGCAGCGTGAACATGCCGAAGCAGAATCAAAGGGTCTGCAGAACATCAACAATCGTTTAAGTGATCTTGAAACGATGAAATGGGTCGTTATTGGTGGTGGAGTTGCCGTTGGGTGGCTGCTACTCGGTGGTCTAGACGCACTGAAAAATCTTTTGTCATAAATTGTTTGTCTTTAGATCCGTTTCAGTGTATAATCACTGAATGGATTATATTGACACCAAGTACATTCAACTTGTCTCTGCCTCTCTAGAAAACTTCAAGAACAAGGGCAATGGCGTATATAACATGCGTTGCCCATTCTGTGGAGACTCACAGACCAACAAGTCTAAGGCACGAGGATACATCTTCCAAAAGGAAGGCAATCCAATCTACAAGTGTCACAACTGTGGGAAGGGTGCTACGCTTCCCAACTTTCTCAAGCATGTCAACGGTCAACTCTACAAAGAGTATGCGCTAGAGAAGTTCTCCGGAAGCGAGAGAAAGACTCCTGCGATTCCCAAGACCAAAACCGAACTGCGTTTCAAGAAGCGACCAGAATATCTCAAGACTCCGCTTGGTAATCTAAAGAAAGTGTCTCAACTGGATCCCGAGCATCCAGTCAAACAGTATGTGCTTGGTCGAAAAATACCGCAACGGTTTCATTATAAATTATTTTATGCACCGAAGTTCTATGCCTTCGCCAAGCAGTTTGCTCCATCTAAGTTCCAAGATATCGAGAAAGATGAACCTCGCCTAATAATCCCATTCATTGATAGGAACAAACAATTGATTGGGTTCCAAGGCAGAGCGTTCGGCAAGACATCGCTGCGATATATAACAGTGAAACTAGATGAAGATGCACCGAAAGTATTTGGTGCAGATAGTATTGATCGGAGCAAAACAGTCTATGTGGTTGAAGGACCAATTGACTCCATGTTCCTAGATAATGCAGTTGCGATGGGCGGAGCAGACCTTACTGCGGATGCACTACATATGATTGGAACAACTGATCTTGTGTTTGTGTTTGATAACGAACCACGCAACAAAGAAATTCTAAAAAGGATTGAAAAGATCATTGATTTAGGTTATAGTATATCTCTCTTCCCAGACTATGTAAAAGAAAAAGACATCAACGACATGGTGCTTGCTGGAAGAGACGTCGATGAAATTCAAGCGATTATAAGTAATAACACCTTCAAAGGTCTAGCAGCGAAGGCGAAGTTAAGTGAATGGAGAAAAGCATGAGTGTAAGAACATGTGAGTTATATAATGAAGATAATGATCGTAAGGCAGTAATCTTTGTTGATAAAAGTTTAGATAAAGATGTGTGGTGCGTTGATTGTTATGAAGGCGCACACTTCGTAAGATTGATTGAATGTGAAGGGCATACTGAACAATATGCCTATGACGCAGCAGAAAACTGGGTGAATAAGTGGGGGAGTTTTGAATGAATGTTAAATTGGTTTCATACAGTCAGCCAAGCAAAGAGTTTCTGACTGAAGGATTAGAGAATGTCCAAGATCTTATCGCCTACTGTGCTAGAGTTAGCAATCCAAGCAATCAATTTAACACAGAAACTTCCGAACGACTCATTAGATATCTGGTTAAGCACAAACATTGGTCACCGCTGGAAACAGTATCCGCCTGCCTTGAGATTGAAACTACTCGAGACATTGCGAGACAGATCCTACGCCATCGTTCGTTCTCATTTCAAGAATTTAGCCAGCGATATGCCGATCCAACTCAGGACTTGTCTTTTGTGGTTCGAGAAGCAAGACTACAAGATACCGTCAATCGACAGAACAGCGTAGAGTTGGACATGACTGATGACGATAATCGTCGTCTTCAGTATCAGTGGGAACAACATCAAAAGAATCTGATCAAAGCAGCACAAGACGCATACTCTTGGGCAATTGAACACGGCATCGCCAAAGAACAGGCACGTGCAGTTTTGCCTGAAGGTCTGACGATGTCACGCATGTATATGAATGGAACACTTCGCAGTTGGATTCACTACATCGATCTGCGCAGTTCAAATGGAACGCAAAAGGAACACATGGAAGTTGCTCGTGCCTGTGCTAAGGTAATCGCAGACATCTTTCCAATGGCTGATTCTTTTGTAGAAGAATAACAAGGGGTAATTATGGCAAGGGAACATCTTGGCATCAACATCGATGTCAGGAGAGATAAGAGTCTCTCAGATCAGGCATTCAAACTTTTAACAGACTATTACTGTCGCAAAGAAGAGAAGTCACCGCAGGAAGCGTTTGCTCGTGCGGCAGTAGCATACTCAGCAGGCGACATGGAGTTGGCTCAACGCATCTATGATGCGGCAAGCAAGGGTTGGTTCATGTTTAGTTCACCAATCCTTTCTAACGCACCACTACCAGATGAAAAAG